TCTGCGGTTACAGAGTACGGACGGGGACTTGAACCTTTGCTCATTTAGGCGATCTCTTGAATGTTTGCTTTTTAGGCGTAGCGTGACCAACGTGCCAGAACTGGCAATGAGGGCACTTGTAGGCTTCCATAGGCGTATCCCTACGGCGACCAACGATAACCAGTGCAAGCTCCTTTGTTGGCAGCTTGTCCTTGCCTTGGCACTGTGAAACTGAATCTGTTTTGTATGTCATGCTCGGCTGTAGGCGATAACCTGAATTGGTACGTTGTAGTTCAATGGCTTACCCTTGTTCAATGAAGCAGCAAGCTCAGACTTGTTGAACAGACCCTTGGCGATGGACAGGTCAAAGGCGTTTCCACGGCTTTTAGGCGTACCGTCAGACCAGCATTGTTCATTGGCCTCACTAGGAATAGCTTTACCTGTCAACTCGTAGTAAACATGATTCTTTCCGGCTTTGTCCATGACTGTCTTGATCGGCACAATAACTCCATCACGAATAAGCTCATTTCTTACTATCGTTGAGGACACAGACCACTTACCTTGTTTGGCAATCTGTCTGTGTGACTTGCCTTTTTGCGTTTCCTCAATGTAACGCTGCTTATCGTGAAATTTGCTCAATGTAGATTCTCCTGTTGTAAAGATGTTCCAGCGTGACGATCAGAAGTGCTTTGGTTGCCGCATCTATATCGCCTGGGTGATCGGTGTAACGAGTCACCAGTGAAAGCGCATAGTCTAGCAATGCTTCGCTGGCCTCGTATTCGTCTTGGTCATGTGTGTTCATAGCGCAAAGATTACACGGAAAAACGTGTTTGCACATCAGGGTTTCTACTGATGTTTTTTTTATTTATTGCTCATAAGATAGAGGCTCAACAACTTAGGAGTGTCTATGAATACACAAGCCCTCAAACAAGTACGCAGCCTGTTCTGCGTTAATGGTGTGCCAGTACACACACAGCGTCACAACTGCCGCCAATGGGTCAAGTCGATCAGGCATCTTGGCGACAAGTGGCTTCTTGCTCAACCAGTAAAGAGGCCGCAATGATTACAGAGGCCGATCTTTACGCAATGGGCATGGAAAGCCCAACAGCATGGGCCAAGATGGAAGAACTGTGTAAGGCTCTTGGGATACAGTATCCACCTCAACAAGAACAGGCAATCAGCGAGCCTTCTTAAATCGCTGTTTTTTTAAAGGAAATTGAAATGGGATTCGTAGCATCAGACTCTGGCGGCGGCAACTACAAACGTGTTCCCGCTGGCGCACACGTTGGACGTTGCTTCTCTCTGATTGACCTTGGCACTCAGTTGTCATCGGGTCAGTACGGTGAAAAGCTGCAACACAAGATTCAGATTAAATGGGAATTGTTCGGTGAAGACGAGCAAGGCGCACCATTGGTTTCTGACGATGGCTATCCAATGACAATCAGCAAGTCTTACACCTTGTCTCTGTCTGACAAAGCCTCACTGCGTAAAGACCTTGCGTCTTGGCGTGGTCGTGATTTCACAGAAGAAGAAGCCAAAGCGTTTGACGTAACAAAATTGCTTGGCGCTTACTGCATGGTCAATGTGACCACCAGTGAGAACAATGGCAAGACTTACACAAACGTGGCTGGCCTCACTCCATTGCCTTCAGCATTGAAGAACAGCAAGCCTAACCCTGTCCATGAAAACGTCATCTTTAACCTGGATGACCCAGACTGGACTTTGTTTGAGAGCTTCCACGACAAGCTCAAAGAAGCAATTAAGCGCAGTCCTGAATACGCGCAAGCAAGCGGAACAATGACTGAAACCTCTGAAGAAGAAATTCCCTTTTGACCATGACAAGCCTCTATCAATTAGCCCACGACTTTCGTGAACAACTTGATGACCTGTTTGACCCAGAAACAGGTGAGGCTTTGCCAGCGTTTGACGAATTCCGAGTCATGCTCGGTAACAAAGCAAACGCTGTCGCTGCCTACATTCTCAATTGTGATTCAGACGCTGAACAAGCTAAAAATGCCATTAAACGCATCAAGGCTCTACAAACAGCCTACGAGCGCAAATCCGAGAAACTGAGGGAATACCTTGCCGACAACATGAAGACCGCTGGAATCCATGAAATAAAGGCTTCTGATGGGTCTTTCGTTGTTAAGCTGTATGAAGGTAGGGATGAAAGCGTAGTCATCGAGGATGGCGCCAAATTCCCTGCTGCACTTTGCAATGATCCAAAGCCGCCAGAGCCAAGCAAAACCAAGATCAAGGCAGCCATCCTTGCTGGCGAGCCTGTTGCTGGAGCTTACATTGTTCGCAAAGATCGTTTGACAATTAAATAAGGAACAACCATGACTTTCAATCTTGAACCAAATGAAGCCGCCTTTATCGTCCGTGTTCTGGGCCAACTGCCAACAGAATCAGGCGCATTTCCACTTCACCAGAAACTTGTCGCTCAGTTCAAAGAACAAGAGGGCGAACAAGAAGTTATGCAAGTTGGAGGCACTGATTGATGAAAGAAACACAATCTTTTGGCATGACAGAGTTTGCTGTTATGCAATGGGCACAGGCCAGAGGCATCTATGAGAATGGAACAGCACTAGGCCAAGCCAGCAAGACAGTGGAAGAAGCCTGTGAGTTGTTGGTTGCCATCGCCAAGAACGACAAAGCAGAGATTGCTGATGCAATAGGGGACTGTATGGTGGCGCTTACTAATGTTGCTGTTCTTACAGACCTTGATATGAGGCAATGTTATTACAAGGCATTTAAAGTTATTGAACATCGCAAGGGCCACATGGACAAAAATGGAAAATTTATCAAGGAGTCGTGATGTCTGCTCTTGATGTGCAAATTTCGGGCAATCATTACAAAGACAAAGGCATCCAGCCTATTGTCTACATCCATGCAAACAATCTAGGGTTCTGTGAGGGCAACGTCATCAAGTACGTTACCCGTCACAAGGACAAGAATGGTGCTGCTGACATCCGCAAAGCCATCCATTACCTAGAGTTGCTGCTGGAACTGGAGTACAAGAATGAACACCCTGCCGTTTGATTACAGCAGGTGTGAGCCAGAGTTACCAGACTCATATTGCAAGAACTGCCGTAGATGGTTTAAGCACCCTCAACAGGTGAACAATCCTCACGGTCAGTCCGTTGTCAGTGTTGAGTCTAGTAGCTCAGAGGCGTGTGTGTATACGCCAATCTCATTCTTGAAGAAATAAGGCACGTTCTGCTTGTCTGCGTTTAACAAGTCCTGGCAACACCTTGCCACCACCCTTAGTCCATGCCATGAAAGCCTCCGCAGCGCCTTCCCAATCGCCTCGGTTGGCCTTCATGCGTATGGTGCTACGCTGAAGGTTCCCTAGTCCAAAATTGAAGGATATAGAGACAAGAGCGTCAAAAGCCCCTTGGCGGCCAACAACGCCGGGAACAAGTCGTAGAACACCACGTTCAAAAGTTGCGACATCAGCCGCGAATAGTTCCTCGATCTCATCCTTGCTCCATATTCTGAAGTCTTCAATCGCCAGTGGCATCTCTTTGCGGATCATGGGTGTGTGCTTATCAGGCACACGCACCATAGGCAGTCTGATCTGCTCTTGGTACAGCACATGGCCGTAGCCAATCGTCCAGATGTGTGCAGGGCACAAGTACGGTTTGTTCCTGCACCCTTCAAAGCGGTGCATTAAGTCTGCGCCAGCTTTGGAGAGTTTCACTTGCGACCCCAATTACGAGAGCCAAACCAGAAGCCAATGATGCCGCCAAGCATCGCCATCTCGTCAGCGGTAAAGATCACATCAGCGTAGCGGATTACATCATCCATGCTTGTGATAAGACCAGGATTCTTCAGAAGGTAGTAGCACAAGAATGTGTTGATCGCCAGCAACTCAATCACAAACAAATAGGTGATTGTGGGGCGAACAGTGCCAATGTAGTTGACGATCCATTTGCTGCCGTTCTCGATGATGGCCTTGTCGTGATCTTGAGCGCCTTTAACCATCTCAGCCTCGGCCTCGGCCATCTGAGCTTGCGTTTGCATGGCAACCTGCTCAGTGCGGATTTCCTCAATCTTGGCTTGTGCTGCAAAGCCTTGTGCCGCTAGTGCAAGTTCACGCTCGTTTTGCATCGCTGCAAGAGCCAGTTCATGCTTTTGGTCAGCCTTGTTCTGGAAGTATTCCAAGAGCTTGGGTAAGCCTGAAATCAGCAGACCTCCGAGGGTTGAGAATAGTGACAGCATATAAGCCTTTCAACGAGATTTGATTTGGTCTACAACGTACAGACCAATGATTGCCAGAGACACCAGCAAAACAATGATGGCTGTCCACATGACGAACAACCAAGCCTTTTCGATCCTGGCAGCTTTTTTACGAGCAGCTTCTTTCTCAGCAGCATCACGCTTTTGCTTGGCCTCTTTTTTGAACTTGAGCCAGTCTTCCCACAGGCCAGCACGACCGTGATAGACCATCATGCGCTTTAACTCGGCTTCATTGTTCTTGATCTGCTCTAGGGCAGCAAAAGCCTCCATGTCATTGTCTGACTCGGCCTTCTTCTGGATTTTGCTGGTGTTGTCAAAGTAGCTGAACAACTGTTGACCAGCAGCCATGATGTCGCCACCGTTCTGCACGGTTTCTTTGATAACTGCAAATGCTGCGTTCGCCGCCGCGAGTTCAACTAGCATAGGCCCACACCATGACTTTCACGCAGTACACCACAAAAGCGACTAGGGCCACCGCTGCAACAAAGCTGATGGCCCAGTCTTTCATGCTTTGTCCTGCTTGTTGTCTAACTTGTCAAATATCTGCTTGAGGATTGCTTTGACCTCTGCAATATCTGATCGGTAATCATCTTTTGCCACGTAGATATGAGGCAAGTCGTTTACCTTGTCTTCTAACTTCTGAATCGTTCGAGTTAGATTGTTGATGAGGTAGATAGCCAAGAACCCGGCAACAGAAACTACGATGTTGAAAAGCTGTTGGTTATCCATGTCAAACCTCAAAAAACAATGGCGATATTATGCCGCAGCCCAAGGTGTACCAGTAGCGGTCACAGGGTTCTTCTGCAACTCAATGTTCTGAGCCAGAGCAGCGTCAACAGCAGCCACGCCTTCTTCGCCCAAAGATGCCTTCACCCACTCAACGACAGTGGCTTCTGTCAGCTCGTCATAGGGGATCAGCGTTTGACCGGGTTGCTCTGTAAAGCTGACGGTGGAGTAGGTCGAGGCGTAGAAGTCGCCATCGGTCTGTGATGCGGTCCAGTGCACGGTGCAGACGAAATTGTCAGCGGTCAGGCGGTCCATGTTGGTGATTTTGAATGTGGCGGTCATGATGAGTCCTTTCAGTTTGATTCGAGTGCCGCGACACGGGCGGTCAGGGTTTGGATGAGGGCTTGCTGTTCTTGGATAGCCGCTGTCAGAGTAGCCACCAAGAAGCTGGTGTCGATGCCTTGGTACTGTGGCTTGCCTTCAGCATCCACTGCGTCTTTCTCACCTGTTACGCACTGAGGCACAACTTCAGCCAGTTCGTGAGCAATGAAGCCTTCACCGTCAGAGCCATCAGCGTTCCACTTGTATGTGCAGGGCTTGAGCAATGCCACCTTTGCCAATGCGCCTGTCATTGGAGCAATGGTGTTCTTCAGGCGGTAGTCTGAGGATGTAGTGTAAGCTGTTGCCAGCGTTGATGTGTTTAGTGTAATCGCCCCGCCAGCACTTCCTGCCCCATTAAAAAACCGCAACATATACCAAACAGCATCTGCTGTTGAGTAATGCTGCACTGCATGAACAGGCGTAGAACCTGAACTATTTTTAGTGGTTAAACAAGAACCCAATGAAGTAGTAGTCCCCACCAGCAAGTTACCGCTGGAGTCGATGCGGAGGCGTTCTGTATTTACGCCACCTGTCGTTGCCGAATTAAAAACGAATATCCCGCTTGTTCCGCTCCCACGAACAACATCAATGCTTGCAAATACAGGGGTGGCACTTGAACCATAAGCCCATTCAATGGATGGCAAATAATCGTTTGTGCTTACAGCCTGAGAGCTAAGAGCAAGTCCACTAATTGCTGAAGCAGAAGTAGTGCCGTTATGTATGTTTAATTTATCAGCAGGTGTGGACGTCCCTATCCCCACATTCCCAGCAAAATAGTTCGCCGCCGTCCCCGACGCATAGATGTTCCACTTGTTCGTGCCAGAGGAGACCAGCGATGCGATGCCGAAGTTGTTGGTGCCTTGGGTTTGGTCGGCAATATACAATCCGTATTGATTTGTGATTGTTGAGCCAGCACCTAGAGTTGAGTTAAGTGCATAAAACGCATAAACAGCGCCTACCGTAAAAGATGAAGCCGCAGTTGCACCCCTAGAAATAACTCCCGCAATAGATGTTGTAGCTGCTGAGTTTCCTGTTGGTATCGACAAAATACCATATTGATTTGCACCAGTTAGACTTGTACTGCTAACCTGAAGACCGTACGCTGAAGAACCAGCGCCGCCCACCCCCATATACCCATTCACCGTCACAGTGTCGGTGGAGGCGTTACCAAGGGTGGTGTTGCCTTGTATGCTCAAAGCCCCAGTGGTGGCCAGCGTAGACCCATCAAACGTCAGCGCAGACCCAGTGGTCAGGACTTTGGAGCCGTTGAGGTAGGCCACGCCGTTGGCTGTGCCAGCAGAGTAAGTACCGCCGATCTGAATCTTGTCGTTGTTCAGGTTTGTGAAGTTTGCGTCAACTTCGGCATTGGTCAGGGGCGAGCCCTTGACACTGCGCAAAACGATGGTGCTCATATATTCCTCTCTGGTACTCGGCTCATGGTGTCAAATCACGAAACGGTGATGGTCCAAGTGATCGACATGCTGTCGTCTGCGCCCTTGTTAACTACGGAAAATTCTGTGCGGCATAACAAAGTACCACCGCTGGAAGCGTTCAAAATACCAGCTTCTGTAACCGCGCCAGTGCCGGTACCTGCGCCGAAAGAGGCAACGTATGTCACCACTGCACCAGAAGCTCCGCTAGAAGTCAAGCCCACACGACCGAGTTCAGTTTGCAGCGTATTGTCGGCGACATCAGGATTAGTGGTGCCTGAGCCAATGGCCATATGGCTCATAGCCGTGGGAGTGCCCACCATGCGAGCGGCGATGAACGTCTTGCCGGTCGTAACGACCAAGTTGGGAACATTCTGCTCAGCCTTGAGTTTGCCGTCTGGGCCGAACAGTTTGATGCTCAACTCGCCTTTGGCCTTGATGGTTTCTTGGATCATGACAATCTCCTATGCAAACGTGCGGTACTCACCGACGTAATCAGCTTCAAAATATGTCAGGTCACAGTATCCCTGTGAGATTACCGAACCCGACTCCGAAAACCCAAATGAATCTGCGACCGCTTTGGTGGTGGACCGTACCGCTGAATCCGCTGTACCTGCTGTGTCGGAGAGAATTTTGGTGGACGCTACAGCCGCAACGTCTGCAGCCGTTAGTGTATCCGCAAGTGCCTTACTAAAGCTAGTAAATGTGGCAGAGCTTGCACTGAACGCATCTGCAAGGGCTTTTACAGCCTCAAGGGCTATGTCATCTGCCACCCCCAGCTCGTCCGTAAGGGTCTTGGCAATGTCAAAGAACCGGGCGTCTTCGATGGATGCTACGTTGTTGACGTACTTTTGGAACGAATATGTGGACCCGTCGCCGACATCCGCCCCGTCGTTCATGGCAAAAACGTCAGCTATCAACTTGCTGATAGCCAAAGAAGCTGCATCCGAGGGCACTACTTCATGCTGCAGGTTCTTGAAAGCGTGTTTTGTCGTGGTTGTGTCCACAGTCACTGTGTCATTCACAGTTCGCAGAGTTGTCTTGACGATGCTGATGACATCCACCACAGTCACCAAATGGGCCAAACGCTTTGTTACATCTGCCCGAGTGCTATCCGACGTCGCTACAGCATCAGTCTTGGGGCTGCTCAACGTAATTGCTTTGGCGTCCGCCGCAGATACAACGTCCCTGACTTTCTTGTTGAATCCGAGCTCATCAAGGGTCGCAGAAGCCGCCAGAGCCACATAGGACAGCGTAAACCCAGCTACCGAGGCCGAGACACTGGCCTGAGCTACTGCGGACGTTGTAGAGGCTGCCAGCGCGTCGTAGGCTACTGCAGCTGATACAGAGACGGCGGATACGCCAGATGCGGCCTCCACCAAAGAAGTAGAAGCGCCAACCAGACTTACGCTGATGTTAGCGCTGGTCATCAGAAGTCCTGACGCAGCTTGAACTTGAGCAAGTCGTACACAGTCTGGATGGTGCTGTCCGCGAACGTGATTTCAATCTCACCTTCGTAGTCACCGGGGGCTCCATCAAGCGATGTGGGCTCATCAGACCAATCAAACACCACAGTACCCGCAGCGCCGTCAGTCACAGTGCCAACAATCGTGGCCTGCAGCGTGGTAGCCCCGGCAGCTCGGAACTTCAGGCGAACCGTAGCCCCAGTGATGTTGATCGCGGAACCGGTCGTAGAGTCTGTGAGTGTGGTAACAAGGCTGGGGCGGGTGTCGCCCTGAACCAGTCGAATCTTTTCGGCCATGCCAAACTCCTTACGCTGCTGGGCGCTGTCGCACCTGCAAGTTAATGCCTCTGAAATCACGGATGCGTGCGTTGGTGATGGCCCGCTCGTACTGCATCTTGTGAGTCATGGCCATGGCGGCATCAGACCACTCTTTGCCGGGGATAGCTGCCAAGTGCGCAATAGCACCGCTGACCAGTGTGTCAGCCCACGTCTCGTAAATCCAGTCTTCGACGCCCGTTGCGGTGCGGCTGGGCTTGAGCACGGCGTACACCTTGAGCTGCACGTTTTCTTCAGGTGTGGGAAAGATTACAATGCTGCGATCAGCCTTGACCCAGAACTCGCGGGGCTCACCCACCTGACCGAGGTTCTGCGTCGCCACAAGACGTAAGTCAGTACGGTCCAGCGGAGTCTCGTTGAGCACCACAGAGATCACGTCTTCAATCACGGCCTCACCGTCAAGGTCGTACTCCACAGTGCCAGTGGTGGCGTAGATGGTGTCAATCTGGTCGCGCCACAAATACGTGCGGGCGAAAAAGTCCGAAGCGACAATACCGAGGTACGTGCGAATAGACGCGTTTGGGCACGACGGCAGATGTGGGGAAATGAGGGGGAGGAAATCGTCCCAGATTTTGGCCATTAGGCAACTCCCGGCTGCGACGCAGCATTGGTTTGAGCAGATACGCCAAGGCTATTTTGGAACGCTTGGAAATGCGCTACAGCTCGTTGAGCGTTTGCTGGCTGCTCTGCGTCTTTGGTGTACGCACGGTACAGCACATAGTCCAGCAGTGCATTGGCGAACATGTCGTCGATGCGGATCACTTCGGTTGTGGCAGCGTTGCCAAGCTGCTCGTCTGTCAGCGTGTGGGGCGACGGCACCTGCGCATAGGTTACTTCGAGGCGAGCTGCTGTCGTTGCTGGAGGGTAGACAAAAAAGTCACGTGGCTGGCGGGCATCGAACATGTATTCTTCGACGTTGACTGTCTGAGTCTCGCCGTACCAGCCTTTGCGCTGGTCGTCCAAAGAGCGTCGGTCTACCAAACGCACTGCGTATTTGTTGGACGTGGTGGCAGTGTTGCGCACCACAGAGATCAACCGCGATGCGTTGGCAAAAGTGCTTGTGAGCACTTGACGGGGCCCTGCCACGCAGACAAACTCTCCGGTCAATGTGTTGGAGTCTGGGCGAGCTATCAGCGTTTCGCGATAGCTGTCATTGAGCCACAGCTGCAATTCAGACAATGCCCACCGTACAGACGTGGTGTCTTGAAGAATTGTTCTGGCCCGAGTAATCAGGTCAACAACTTTCACGGTGGCCATGGTCTACCTCACAGTTCAGGCTCTACATCAGCCAATTCTACCGCAGCAGGGGCTTCAGGGGTAGTTTCAGCTTCAGCAACAGGCTCTGCTGGCTTCTTGGCGCGTTTTGGCTTGGCTGCAGCTTCTTCTACAGCGGCGTTGGAGTGTGCGTCAGCCAACGCTTGACCTTCGGGGGTGTACTCCCAGTCGTTGCCATTCATGCGGGCAAGGATCACGATTTTGCCGTCTACAACAGCACGGGCTTTGTTGGACAGAATTTCGCCGCCGAGGCGGGCCAGAAGGTCGAGTACGTTCATTCAATGCTCCATAAAGTAAAAAGGGGCTCCGAAGAGCCCCTTTATTGTGCCAGCAATTAGGTAGCCGAGCCAACTTGGGCCACGACCAGAGCTTCTGGCTTGACAGTCTTGCGACCATACACAGCCAAACCACGGACGATGTCGCCGAAGTCAGTCTGGTTACGCAGAGGTTCAGTCTTGTTCACGGTCATGGCAAAAGACATTGCAGCCTTAGTACCAGCAACCATCACACGACGGGCCTTGGCGTTGGACACAGAACCACCAGTGGCAGGGTCAGTCAAACCAGCAACCAGTGCCTTGCCAGCAGCGCCTTTTGGCAGCAAGTTGGACACGTACACAGTGAAGCGGTCCAACATACCGATCTTGCCGCTACGGATGGTCGACTGAGCGTCGCCAGTGAAGTAGGCTTGAGCGATGTTGGATTGCATCAACAGGTGACGGTCGAAGGGGCTGATCACCAACCAGCGGCCATCTTCAGGCACGTTCTGCTCGTCCAGCACTGTGGACATGCGCAGGATACCCTTCAGCACGTTCTCAGGAGTGGCTTGGTCGATAGGAGCTGTGTCTGTGCCCAAGTTGTAGGCAGCAGAGATAGCACCAGCGGTAGCGCCTTCGTTGGCAGCGGCAGGGCCTTCAGTGACCATGTTGTTGAAGAACACTTCGTTTTCGATAGCGATCTTCAACTGCTTGGCGGCGTCTTCGGTGAACATGTTCATCAAGTTCATGTCGGACTGATAGGCCAGCACGTCGTTGACTTGCACGCCGAAGTACTTGCCCTTGTTCACTTGCATATCTTGGAAGATAGGAGTGGGGACTTCGTACGACAGGTTCTGGCCAACGGTGTAGTCAGAGATGCTGATCGAAGGAGCCAAACGGATACGGATGGTATCGCCTTGGTTCTTCAGTTCACCTTCATAGTCAGTGTTGGCGATTTCCGACAACATGGTGTTCTGGTAGAACTTGGCCAGCAATTTGCCGGACCACAGGGTGGGGATGAAAGCGCCGGAGTACGAAGGGTTCGTGTTGAACGGCGATTGGACGGGGTAAACAGCAGCCATGATGGCCTCCTAAAAATTAAACAGGTTGGGGTTCAACGCTGTGTCACTGGTCACGCGGTTACGCGACCTTCCATGAACGCAGCATCAATTTCAGCTTCAAGTTTCTTTGCCGCGTCGGTTTGCCCTTTGGTCCCCAAGTCTGCTGCCTTACGGAACATTTTTTCGATGTCCGCGTTGGTGTAGACCTTGCCTTTTGGAGAGGCAGTGGGGGTGCTGGGAGCACCACGATTTGGCTGAAGTTGACGCTCAAGCTCTTCGGTCTTGTCGGCTTTTTGCTCCACGGGCGCAAGTGTCTGTTTGAACATCGCCACGTAGTGTGCAACACCTTCAGCATCGCCTCGGTTGAACGCTTGTTGTGCAACAGTAGATCGGGGGGCTCGCAGCAGCGGGTCCACTTCGTTGAGCCAAGCAATCCACTTGGGATCAGCATTGACTGTTTCAAAGTCCGGCACCATACGGTACAGGCGCTGCTCAAAACTTGCTTCAGACACTTGGGTGCCGGTGCTGGTCAGCTGCTCACGCAACTTCTCATTCTCGGCTCTCATGGCGTCCAGCTCGCCTCGAAACTCTGCTGCCACTTCGCGGGCAACCTTGCGTTGGACCTCAATAAGGTCAGAACCAAATGCTTCAACATCAGCATCAGTCACCAACTTTGTCGGAGCTGCGGGCTTGACAGGCTCAACTGGCTTGGTCTCAGAGGCTTTGCGGAGGCTATCCACTTGGGCCTTAAGATCACGCAAGTCTGCATGCAAGCGAGGCACTTCAGCGTCGTACATGCCCTTGAGGGTTTTATACTTCTGCTGCCATGTCTCTTCCGCGACTACTGGCTCGGTCGGTGTCGGCGTTGGCTCAACAGGTTTTGGCTCAGCTGGCTGAGGCTGTGGGTCTTGGGGAGGCTCTGCTGGCTGTGGGTTGGGGTCTGCGGGTGCAGGAT